GCTTCTATAATAAGCTAGCTTTTTATTATAGAATTGATTCATTGATTTAAGTGGCCGTCCATTGATAATAACAGGTAATATATTCTTATCATTTGACGTTATTGTGGCGAGGTTGCTAACACCCAAGTCAATTGCCAGATATCTATCATTATCATCCATTATTGGTTTTGTATCAATTGTATGAATCACTTCGATGACATAGTAACCTATTCTTGGCACAATTCTAACGCAATTTATATCGATAAAATTTTCTATTTTTGTTTTGAATTCGATATTAATTAAACTTAATTTAATCTTATGCGTTTTATTAAATATTTTCTTTGAAATGGCTTGATTTGTATAAGATGCAACGAATCTGCCATTCTCCGAATCTAAATAATGTGGCAAACATGGACGTCCTTTGAACATAGAAGGATTAACGGTATACGCTTTTAATGCTGCGAAGAATGACTTAAAGTTTTGCTGTACCATTAAAATAACGCCTGAAGACACCTTGGCTGGCAACGCCCTATATTGTTCGGTATCCTTCATCTGTTTATGTAATTCATATAATAGATTTGTTCCGTCTTTAATATAAGCCTGCCTTAATAGATATAGGCATGAATTATATAGATTTTTCGTTTTGAAACAAAGCGAATCACATTCCTTATAAAAAGGTGAATTAGATAGGATTATATGTTGTTCTACGATTTGCATATAGTTTGTCGTATACGACTTCTATTATAAATATACTGTAATTTAATAAAGTTTCAATAAAAGTAAAGATTTATTAAAATAAATTAAAATATATTAATTTATCCTTGTTTTATTCAATATTTCCGTATTTTTCTAAAATATAATTAATGATTTTATATGATTTGTTGCCAAGGATACCAAGACTATTTATTAGTATACTAAAAAATATGCCTAAATCTCTACTTCTAGCCTCATTTGTTCCATTAAACAATACCGATTCATTCTATACTAATCTGGAACAAAGTTTTAATATTCCCAAAAACAAGATATTCGTATTTAAAAATCTGGACGACCCAGCCAAGCTAATACTAACTTTTAAACTGGTATTGGCCGACGGCGAGCGGATTGACTTTAAAACGTATTTTAAAAATACAATAATTATACATAAACAAGGAACAGCACTATATACTATTAACGCTTTAAATAAATTAATTGAAAGCGAGATGTTAGCTGACACGGGCAATATAGACTATTCCACATATAAAATAGATTGGAAGAAATACCAAAACAATATTATATTAACTGATAAGGAAAAATTGGTTATTTACAATATAGAGCAGATTTTTTCGTAAAATCATGATATTTATATAAAAATAAGATTATGTCAACTGATAATAAAGCACTGGATGAATTTATCGATGATGAAGAAATCCAAAATGAAGAAGCCTGTGACTGTAATACGGAAGAATGTCGCATTAAGTCTAGAAAAGGTGATTTAGTAGAAAGAATATCAAAAAAATTAATCGTCGAAGACGGTAGAGAACTCTTAATATAATTTAAACCCATGGGAAAACTAGATAAACAGTTATTGGCTGAAGAGCTGAAAAAATATAAAATGCTCGTTGAGTATGATTTTTATAACGGCGAAGCTGAAAAGGTAACGAAACCTAAAAAGGGTGCTAATGGTGATATACTATTGGATGAAGACCCACAGGATGATGAAAAGAAGAATATTCCAGCTGATGATTCGCAAACAGCAAATGGTGAAGGCGGAGCGGATGCTCCAGCACCAGACGCAAATCCAGCCGGCGCCGAGCCTCCTGTTGATAATGCACCAGCCCCAGAAGGCGGAGCAGCACCAGGTTCAGAAGCCCCAGCTCCAGAAATGCCGCCAGCTCCTGCACCAACAATGCCAGAAGTTCCAGCACCAACAGATAACGCTGTAGAATTGGACGTAACTGAACTTGTACAAGGTACTGAAGAAGCTAAGGAATTGGCAATGAAAACCGATAATAAGATGGGTGAACTATTAACCAAGTTCAATGAACTGGGAGCTAGTTTAACCAAAATGGATGGCATTCAGAAAAAGATTGAAGATTTGGAAACTCAATTTGAAAAGAGGAATCCAACCCCTCAGGAAAAGCTTGAAATGCGTTCAATGGATTCATTCCCTTATAATCTTAAACTAACCGATTACTGGGCTGAAAAAGAAGGAACAAATTATGAGGCAACTCCAAAAACAGGTGAAGACAATGAAGAGGATAAGGAGTATGTTTTAACTCATGACGATGTTAATTCTGATTATTCAAACAATCAAGTGAAAACATCCTTCGATGAGGTTGATGATGGGTCAGAAGCAAACAACTGGAGAAGGATGAATTAATCCAATATAACAAGGAACCGAATCTTAACTTTTAAAAAAACTTTTAAAAACACTTGCAATCGGATTATTGATTATAGTATCTTTGCAATTGTTCAGAAGTTACAAACTGTAACCTAAATTTTGAACTTTAATAATAAACATAATAATTAAACCTTAAAACAAAACCAAAATGGCAACAACAAAAACAGCACCAGTAAAGAATGACGCATTAGATTCCATTCTTAAACAGTACGAAGAAAACAGTACCTCTTCATCATCAGGCAAATCTTATGACTTAAAAAATTACTTCACAGTTAGGCTAGCCGACGGCGAGAAATCTGGAAGTAAAAGAATCAGAATCCTACCAGCACCCAATGGCGGTAGCCCTTTCGTTGAGGTGTATATCCACAAATTACAGATTAATGGTGTATGGAAAAAATTCATATGCTTAAATCATATGTTCGACAAAGATTGTCCATTCTGCGAAGCAAGAGAAGCTTTATTAGCAACAGGCAAAGCAGAAGATAAAGAACTTGCAAAGAATTATGGCTCACGCAGAGCTTATGTTCTTAAAGTGATTGACAGGGAGGCCGAAGAAGAAGGCGTTAAATTCTGGAGATTTAATCATGATTACAGAAACGAAGGTATCTTCGATAAGATAATCGGAATCTTTAAAAACAAAAAAGACATCACTGATGTAACGACCGGCCGTGATTTAACAATCGAAATGACCCGCAATCAGAAAAATAACACGATTATAAATGCTATTATTCCTGAAGACGCAGAACCATTATCAGCAGACGCTGAATTATCAGCATTATGGCTTGCAGACGCTAGAACATGGGAAGATGTTTATGCTGTTAAGAACTACGAATACCTTGAAATCGTTGTAAAAGGCGGTGAACCTGTATGGGATAAGGTAGGCGCATGTTGGGCCGACAAAGCAACCATTAAAGAAGAAGAAAAGCAAGAACTGGATGCAGAACTTTCAATAGGAGCAGCTAAAGTGGAAACACCTAAAGCAGCGCCAGTAGATGCAAAAGCCGCTGAAAAACCTGTAGCTAAAACTTCATCAACAGCAGCAAAAGCACCAGTAGCTAAGGCAACTGTAAAGCCTACGGCTCCTGTAGTAACAGAAGAACCGGACGATGACCTTCCGTTCTAACTAATTGATTCACAATAACATATGGGCGGTTAAAACCCGCCCATTTTTATAATGTTTCACATAAAATAACGAGAAAATTTATACATATTAATAATGGCTATAAAAAAGGGACCTTCAAAGAAGGCACCAATCGAGAAAAAAGAATTTAATTTAGACGCTTTCAAAGTTGAAAGTAATTTAATGGTTGATAAAGTAAAAGATAAAGAATTATCTTTTATACCATTTTCAAAAGCATTTAGTGAATCTACCAGTTTACCAGGTATTCCAAGAGGATACGTTGTTTTATTTAGAGGTTTTTCAGATACAGGAAAATCTACAGCTATATATGAAAGCGTTCTAGGAAGCCAAATGATTGGTGATTTAGCAGTAATTATTGATACTGAAAATAGCTGGAATTGGGACCATGCAAAAGAGATGGGAATCAAATTTGAAGAAATTGCAGATGAGGCAACCGGCGAGGTTGTTAATTACAAGGGTAATTTCATCTATGTTAGTAATGATACACTATTAACTAAATATGGTTATCATGACTATGCTGATAATAAAGAAAAAAAAGAAAAAAGAACAGAGGCTGTATCTGAAGATGTTTCTAGATACATAAATGAATTATTGGATGCTCAGGCTAATGATAGGCTTCCATATAATTTAACTTTCTTATGGGATTCAATTGGAACATTAGAATGTTATCAAAGCGTTATGTCAGATTCAAGGAATGCGCAATGGAACGCTGGCGCTTTGGGTAGATGTTTTAATTCAATCATTAATCATAAAATACCAAGTTCAAGAAAAGAAGGCAAGCCATTTATTAATACATTGATATGTGTTCAAAAAATATGGATTGATAATATGGGGATGGGCGTTGTGAAACATAAAGGTGGAGAAGCATTTTTCTCTGGTGCCAGATTAATATTCCATATGGGCGGTATTAAAAGTCATGGGACAACCAATAGGTTTGCTAAAGTAGGCGAAAGAGAATATACCTATGGTACTGAGGTTAATATTGAGGTAATAAAGAATCATGTTAATGGTATGTCATGGAAGGGGAAAATTATGTCAACAGCCCACGGATTTATTAATCCAATAAATAAAAATGAATATACAACCGAACATAAAGATTTTTTATTGAAAAAAATAGGGACTATGGAAGGCTCAGTTATTGAGTTTGGAGAACGCAAGGGAGATGATAATGATATTTTTGTTCAATAGCTTGCAATCGCCCAGCCGTTTGTAGTATCTTTGTAATAGTAGTATTAACCCTTTAAATAGTGAATGAGTGAACAGGTTACCGCCTAAAGTTGGCAAACGAGAAATAAATGTAAATGTTCTTTTGGTTGATGGAAATGCACTTTTTAAAGTGGGTTTCCATGGAGCCAAGGACGAATACACAACACATTCTGAGCATGGTGAATCAGTTCACGTCGGTGGTTTAGTTCAATTTATTAGAATATTAAGAAACTTCCTTTTCGATAACTAT